ACGCACAGCAGGCAGCAGGTGCCTTTGTTGCTACGCCGAAAAGAGGAATGCACGAATATGTCGGTGCAGTCGATATCAACTCGCTCTACCCCTCGGTTATTCGTGCCCTCAACATGGCAGGAGAAACTATCGTTGCTCAGGTCAGACAAACACTAACTGAACAGTATATGAAAGACAAGGGTCATAACCTGGCTCAAGGAAAGAAATACTATAAAGATGGTGATGACGATGTTACTGGTGCTATTTTGTGGGAGAACCTATTTGGTGCACTAGAATATACTGCTATTATGAATCAAGAACGTGGCACTATGCTTACAGTAGATTACGAAGATGGTCGTAGTGTAGAAATGTCAGCCGCAGAAGTTTGGAAAATGGTCTTTGATAGTCATAAGCCTTGGATGTTATCAGCTAATGGTACAATCTTTACTTATGAAAAAGAAGGTGTAGTGCCTGGTCTACTCACCCGTTGGTATACAGAACGTAAAGCAATTCAGAAACAAGCCAAAGAAGCATATGGTACTGATATGTTTGACTACTATGATAAGCGTCAGCTTGTTCGTAAAATTTTGCTTAACTCAGCATATGGTGCATTGTTGAACGAACATTGTCGTTTTTATGATAAGCGTGTTGGTCAATCTGTTACATTATCCGGTCGTCAAATCGTTAAACATATGATGAGTACAATTAATGAATCAGTTGAAGGTGTCTATTCGCACGAAGGCAATGCTATTGTATATGGTGATACTGACAGTTGTTACTTTACTGCTTACTCTACGCTAAAGCCACAGATTGAATCAGGTGAAGTAAAGTGGGATAAAGAACTTTGTATTGGCTTATATGATGGTATTGCTGATGAGGCTAATAACAGTTTCCCTGCATTCATGGAACGTGCATTTCACGCACCTAGAAAGAACGGGGAAATCATTAAAGCTGGTCGTGAGTTAATTGGTGATCGTAGTATCTTTATTACAAAGAAACGTTATGCGATTAACATCTTTGATAAAGAAGGTAAACGTAAAGATAAAGACGGTAAGCTTGGTGATATCAAAGCTATGGGTCTTGACTTGAAACGTGCTGATACTCCTAAATATGTACAAGAGTTCTTAATGGACGTACTTGAAATGGTTCTACAACGAGGTAAAAATCGTGAAGATGTGATTGAACGTGTAAAAGAGTTCAAGCGTGTTATGGTAGCACAGGATAGTTGGACTAAAGGTTCACCTAAATCTGTAAACAACTTAACTAAACACACACAAATATTTGAAAAAACAGGTAAGTGTGGTGTAGGTCACGCACGAGCCGCTATCAATTGGAACTATCTACGAAAAATGAATGGTGACAACTACAGTCAATCTATCGTTGATGGTATGAAAGTTGTAGTGTGTAAGCTTAAACCTAATCCATTAGGCTTCAACAGTATTGCTTACCCGGTTGATGAATTACGATTACCTAATTGGTTCAAGGAATTGCCGTTCGATGACGAGGCAATGGAATCTACATTAGTTGATGAAAAGATTGATAACTTATTGGGTGTTCTTAATTGGGACATTAAGAGTAATATCGATGTTAAATCAACGTTTGATGATTTATTCAGTTTCGGTTAAATTGATGTTGCATAATGCAATATATTCCGTTATAATACACAACATAACTACCTAAATAGTTTTAACAAAGGAAAAACATGAAAGATAACTTACAAGATTTAATTCAACATACATTCGGCTTAGGCTGTATTGATTTAATTAAGGTCAGTGGTACTGACACAGAGACACAAGTAAATGCAATTGCAGAAGATAAAAGCGTTATCGTTAGTGGTACACTTAAGAATCCTAGCGCAGAGTTTATTGGTACTTTTGGTATGCCTAACTTAGGTAAACTAAAAACAATTCTAGGCTTTGATGACTATGATGAACACGCTAAAATCAACGTTACACGTATTAACAAAGACGGGGTCGATGTACCTGAATACATTCACTTTCAAACAAAAGCAGGTGACTTCATTAACGATTATCGTTTGATGAGTAAAGCTATTGTTGAAGAAAAAGTTAAGAATGTATTGTTTAAAGGTGCTACTTGGAATGTTGAGTTTGAGCCTAGCATTGCAGGCATTCAACGGTTAAAACGTCAAGCAAGTGCTAATAGTGAAGAAGCAAACTTTACTACTAAAACTGAAAACGGAAACTTAATGATTTATTTTGGTGACCCATCAACACACAGTGGTAACTTTGTTTTTCAACCTAGTGTTACTGGTTCATTGACCAAGTCTTGGATGTGGCCCGTTAAGCAGTTCTTAAGTATTATGGATCTTCCCGGTGACAAAACTGTTCGAATTTCTGATGCAGGTGCGGCAGAGATTACTGTTGATAGTGGTTTAGCAGTTTATCGTTACTTACTCCCAGCACAAGCGAAATAATGGAACAAGATAATCTATCAGCAAAACAACACCCAGACTGGGCATTGTTCTTACCTGCAGTCAGTAGTTTTTATATCTCTGGCTTGGGTAAACAACGTAAGGGGGAACAGTACTTTGATCAAGCACGAATCCCTGCACAGTTTAATGGTGATGTTGAGAAACTAAACTTTCTTAACAGCAAAGAAGGTCTCTATTATTATAAATGGGGATTGTACAGTGCTGGTCACGCTAACTTAGATACTACTAAAGACGATCCTAGTGAATCAATCATTAGAGAACGTGAAGAAGGTACATTTATGTTAGGTGACTCTGGTGGATTTCAAATCCTTAAAGGTCAATGGCCAGCTGATTGGAAAGATCCTAATTGCCCTAAAGCTATGATTAAGCGTAAGGCAGTATTGAATTGGATGGATACATACATGGACTATGGTATGGTCCTTGATATTCCTTCACAATCAATAACTACCTTTAATATGAAGGATCCCAAGACAGTTGAAAAAGATTCAGAGGGTAATGTAATTCCCGGCACTGGTGTCAGTCTTCACGGCATCAGTACTATTCAGGAAGCTATTACTGCTACTCACATTAATAATGAATACTTTATTAACAATCGTTCGGGTAAATGTAAGTTCTTAAATGTATTACAGGGCCGTACACATACACAGTCAGATGATTGGTATGCAGAAATGAAAAAGTATTGTGATCCAAATATTTATCCAGACAATCATTTTAATGGATGGGCATTCGGGGGACAAAATAAAATTGACGTACACTTGATGTTAACTAGAATGATTGATATTATTCACGATGGGTTATTACAAGAAGATAAGCACGATTTAATTCACTGTTTAGGTACAAGTATCTTAGAATATGCAGTATTGTTTACTGATATTCAACGTGCTATCCGTAAGTATCATAACCCAAAACTTCAAATTACATTTGACTGTGCAAGCCCATTCTATAGTGCGGCTAAGGGTCTATCTTATTTTAATACTAATATTGAGCATAATAAGAAATGGTCATACAGTATGGAAAAGACTGCCGAAAAGAAAGAATATGCTAATGATACACGTAAATTTAGAGATGCAGTAATTGCTGAAGGCATCCATAAAGTCTTTACAGATAGTCCAGTAACTGATAAACTAGTGCTTAAGGATATGTGCTATCGTGGTCAAGGTTTTTTAGGTCAACACGGTAAAGAAACTAAGACAAGCTGGGACACATTGAGTTATACATTAATTCAAAGTCATAATGTTTGGATGCATATGAATGCAGTACAAGAAGCTAATCGTCAATATGAAAAAGGTATTGTTCCTAAGATGTTGATGAATGAACGGTTTGAGCGTATCTTGTTTAAAGATGTAATTGATGAAATCTTTAGCAAGAAAACAAAACAGGAAGCTATTGCATTGATTGATGCAAACAGTAGATTGTGGATGCAATTTCAATCCGGTAGTCAAGGTATTAGTGGTAAGAAAACTGTTAATGCATTGAGCAAGTTTGAAGAACTATTTGAAGTAAAGAGTGAGTCAGAGTTTGAAGAAGTAATAGAGGATAGCGATGATGCTATGAGTGAAATATTAGGAGAATAATATGCCATATAAAAATCGTATTAAAACACTAGAAGAATCAGTAAGACTATTAGATAATCAAATCTTTCAATTAGAAAAGAATGGTGATACTACTAGTGATAAACTCAACAAGCTTAAAGAAACCAAAGACAAATATAACAAAGAACTTAGAATGATGATTCGGGCCCAATGGGACAATGATCATAACTCAGTGGCCTTAAACGATGACCATTAATCCATTAGTAACTAGTGAGACTGAAGGTAATAATATCACATTCAATACTACCGCATCTGAAATGTTGCGTGTAGCTAAAGATGGATTTTATGTACGTGGTAAAAGGGTAAATCAGGATGACAAAGAAGCAGAAATAGTGTATAATGCATTTCATCAGTGGTTGACATGGGCAACACTTAACAGGAATTATTAATGGAACAAAGAGAACAGGCATTACAAATGAAACGTAATGAAATTAAACATCATGCCAAACGTATGATTTTCGTAACATTTCAAAAAGAGGGTATTCATATGTACCCGGCAGCGGCAACAGATCCATTACTTGCAACAGGTGATGAGTATGATGTTAGCTTTTTAGGAACCCCACATCGTCACATCTTTCACTTTAATGTGGCGATTGAAGTATTTCACAACGACAGGGATATTGAGTTTATTCAATTTAAACGCTGGTTAGAGAATCTCTATAAAGGCGGAACACTTGAATTGAATTACAAGTCGTGTGAAATGATTAGTGATGACCTCTATGAGCAAATCGCTACTCGATATCCCGATCGTAATATTGAAATCACAGTCTCAGAAGATAACGAGAACGGTGCAACGATTTATTACAATACAACAAGACCTTATCAACAACTCGCTATTTAAAGGATTAATAAAATGGCAAAACAACAATCTAACCCACGTGTTCAACAAATATTTGAGGACCTAGAAGGCTATCTAGCTTTCTGTCAGGACTTTGGGTATAAGTTCGATGAATCAACATTGTACGATATGCGTAGTTTCGCATTTCGTCAATATAGCAAAGCTTGCGTAGGTAAGTGGGCTAAAGATCAATGGGCAGAAGACGCACGACCATGATAAAACTTTTTTATATGGGTCTTGAACCCTATAAAGCAAGATACACTCTACAACTACAAGAGTGGAATGAACGTGTCTTTAAACGTAGAGGTATTAACTATGTTATCGTACCGGGCGAAACATTAAGTAATGACCAAGCTATCGTTACAGGACAAGTACTAGACGCACATGGTCGTACATACTTTGGTATGAGTCAACTAATGAATCTAGTTAAGATGATGAAGCAAGGTGAAGTAGGTGCAGGTGATATAGTTTACTTTGAAGATATGTTTCAACCGGGCATTGAATCATTGCCCTACATTATGAAACAAATCCCAATCACAAGTCGGCCAAAGATTTATGTTCGTTGTCTAGCACAAAGTATTGATCCAGATGATTTTGTACACGTTTGGGGTATGAGTGAGTTTATGGGTCACTATGAGAAGATGGTAGATAGTTTTTGCGATGGTATACTGGCTACTAATGAAGAAATGATTATGCATATGAAGATTGCAGGATGGAAGGCACCTCTATATAACATTAGTGGTCTTGCATTCGGTAAACAAGAAGTTCGTAGTCGTGTTCTTGGTCCATTAAAACCCTTCAATGAACGTAAGATGCGAGTAGCGTTTTCTGCACGTTGGGATCAAGAAAAACAACCTGACTTCTATATGGATCTGATTGAAGCATTTTATTCTAGGTCAAATAATAAGATAGAATTCTGTGTATTCAGTGGTAGTAAACTAAAAAGCAATAACGAAAGTTATATGGAACGTACCCGTAAACTGCAAAGTGAGGGCAAACTTGTTATCTATGAGGATTTAGAAAAGAATGACTACTATAATCTCCTTAATGATACTCGTGTGCTTTTTAATTGTGCGTTACAAGACTGGGTCTCTAACACTGTCTCTGAAGCAGATACTTTGGGCTGTAACGTTCTCTATCCTGCTTACCGCAGTTTCCCTGAAACTTTTGCAAATGACAATACAAGGTTGTACATTCCCTGGAGTATCGATGATGCTATGTCTAAGTTACAACACTTATTAGTAGCACCACATAACTTTCAGGGTCGTATTAGTGATTACAATGACGGAACTATTGACCGAATCTGTGATATCTTAGAAGGTAACGGTCAGGAATATTTACGGATGACTAGCGATTATCGTAAATATACAAGAGAAACAAAATACTCATAACATAAAGGAAATAAAATGAGCGCACATAATGATATTGAAACAAGCTTGGCAGCATACAATGCTGAGAATGATAAATTTAACAAAGGTAATGCAGCCGCTGGCACCCGTGCCCGTAAAGCATTAGCAGAGTTAGCCAAAGCAGTTAAGGCTCGCCGTAACGAAATTACAGCAGAAAAAGCCGCAAGAGCAGAAGCAAAAACTAAGGCTTAATTATGGCAACCCGCAAGAAAATTCAACTTCAAGAAGTTAGTTCATTGCCAGACTCTGTAAAAGTAGGTAGTCACTTAACGGTGACTACCTACTCTGATGGCCGTACTGAATTAGAATGGGATTGGGATGCATTAGTTAAAGAGGTACGTGAAGCCTGTGCTAGTGTTGAACTTGCCAATACAAAGCCTGCAGTTAAAGCTAAATCAAAAAAATCAGTTGCTAAAACAAAGTGATAAATACTTGTGTTACACAACGGTAACACAATGTCAAAATAAAACCATCACAAAGGAAGGTTATCTATGAGTTATAATAAAACAAAAACAGATCCAATATTGGGTCTACAAGTACACGAACACTTAGTTAAAATGGGTGTCGAGACTCCTACAATTAAGTCATTAGTTCCGGATCGTAAAGATAAGATTGCGGTTATTGAACCGTTATTTGCCGAGATTATGAAAACACTTGGATTAGATTTGTCTGATGACAGTTTGATTGAAACACCTAAACGTGTTGCCAAGATGTATGTCAATGAAATATTTTGGGGTCTTGATTACGAAGCATTCCCTAAATGTACAACAGTTAACAACAAGATGCAATACAACGAAATGGTTGTAGAGCGTAATGTTAATGTTCAATCTAACTGCGAACATCATTTTGTAGTTATTGATGGATTAGCTACTGTAGCTTATGTCCCTAAACAAAAAGTTCTTGGGCTTAGTAAGATCAACCGTATAGTAGAATATTTTAGCAAAAGGCCTCAAATCCAAGAGAGGTTAACAGAGCAAATTTTCCACACCTTACAGTTCATCCTTGATACAGAAGATGTTGCAGTTATGATTGATGCACAACACTATTGTGTTAAATCACGCGGTGTAGAAGATACAGGTTCAAGTACTGTTACTTGTCGTTTAGGCGGTGGTTTCAAATCTGATCCAGCGGCGAGACAAGAGTTCTTACAAATTGCTAACAAAGGTTGCAAATGATTATTTTACTAGTTTCATTAGTAGTAGTTGTGGGCATTGTTGTATTAGTTTCAACAATGCCGGCTACTGGATGCACCGGAGACTGCAATCAAGGCCGTAACTGTACTTGTAAGGATTAATAATGGGATTTCGTAAACCAATGGATTATAATTCAGTACATCATCAAATTTACATTGCAGGTGTAGAAATTCATAGTCATTATAATGATGGCTTTAACCAATTTGAAATCAAAAAAGATTTACATCGTATTAAGTGGTTATTAGATGAGATTATGGCTGATGCCCCTTCTTTTGCAGGTGAAGAAGAATTCTTAAAAGAACACGAACAAACTAAAATGTGGAGAACACTCTCAAAATGATATTTAATCACATTAAAGAACTTAAAGCACAGGGTAAAAAGATTGGCATTACCTTTAGCACATTTGATATGCTACACGCAGGTCATGTTGCTATGTTAAGTGAAGCAAGGAATCATTGTGATTACTTGATTTGCGGATTACAAACTGACCCGACTATTGATAGACCTGATACTAAGAATAAACCTATTCAAAGTATTGTAGAACGACAGATTCAACTTGCGGCTTGTCGTTATGTAGATGAAGTTGTAGTTTATCAAACTGAACAAGACTTGATTGACTTGTTATTAATACTACCATTAGATGTTCGTATTTTGGGTACAGAGTATGAGGATAAAAACTTTACCGGACGTAATGAGGGTGCAGGTCGTGGTGTCCAAGTTATATTTAATAAGCGTGACCATAGTTTTAGTAGTTCAAGTCTACGCAAACGTGTAGCAGAAGCGGAGAAAAACAAAAATGCCTAAAAGAATTTTAATCATGGGGTTACCCGGAGCAGGTAAAACTTATCTAGCACAATATGTACTAGAACATTTACAAAACGAGAAGAAAAAAGTGGGTTGGCTTAATGCCGACGATGTACGTAAAAAGTATAATGATTGGGATTTCTCTACAGAAGGCCGTATTCGTCAAAGTCATCGTATGCGTGAACTAGCAGATACAATGACGGAATATGATTATGTTATCTGTGACTTTGTTG